TGTCAATGTTGATTCTATTGACGATACTAAGAAATCAATCGCCATTGATACGGAAGTTCCTTCAAATAATGAGATAAACGTCAATGAAAGCATCTATCAAGGAACTGTTACCGTAACTGGTATTGGAACTACTAGCACATTTACATATTCTGTTGGAGAGACTCCAGAAAATACATCATACGTCAGCACAAACTCCAACCTTTCATATAAGACAGATTCTTCTACTGCTTATGGCGGTATTGGAGACATCAAGATTACTTACAAAGGTGATAATTATGAAAATGTCATTGGAGTATCAACTGTCGTAGGAGTTAGCACTAATTCAATTAGAGGTGGTGCTATTCTTGAACCATCTAGTGAAAATATCGGCAGAATCCTTGACGTAGAGCTTGAAGGAATTGGATTTGACTACCCAACAGATAATACACTGAGACCTACTCTAAATTTACCAGAAGTTCTTCAGGTTGAACCCCTGGCTTCGTTTAGAGAGATTGGAATTAGTTCTGCAGGAAGAAATTACTCTTTAGCACCAAGTCTGGTTGTTATTGACGGTTTCACTCAGAAAGAAATCAAGGATGTTGACATTAGATACAATCTTGGAGACACTAAGGTACAAATTCTGAACAATACTTCAGGAATGTACAATACTCCTCCTAGAATTGTACCAACTAGTAACAGCAATGGTGTTTCTATCAATACTATTACTTTTGATGATACTACTAAGGAGGTTACTGTAGGATTTAACACTTCGTTCAGTACAACAGCTCCATTTGCTGTTGGCGATAAAGTCCTTATTGAGAATACTAGTGTTGGTGTTGGTACAACAGGGTTGGGATATAACTCCGCAAACTATGATTACACATTGTTCACATTGGACAAAGTATTCATCCCAATTGGCGGTTCTATTGGTATTGTAACCTTCAGTCTCAGCGGACTTATTCCTGAAGGACAGTATCCTGGAAACTTTGATGCCAATAATTCTGCAGGATTGATGGTTGCAGAGAAAGATTTCCCCGTATTTGATATCAAACTGAAAAAGAATGATTTCATTAAGGGAGAAAGAGTTAAAAATGGAGACAAATCTGGAACTGTATCCAGTTGGAACAATCAAATCGATGTTGTCAAGATTACAACTGCAAGTGAATTCTATAAGGGAGAAAGAATTGTTGGTGAGACTTCCAGAACTCAAGGAATCATCAAATCCAAGCATGACTTCAAAGCAGAAGTCAAAACAAACTCTTCCTCAATCGTCAAGAAGGGATGGAGCAGAGACGCTGGCGTTCTCAACTTAAACACTGAAAGAATTTCTGATAACCATTACTATCAGAACTTCTCATATGCATTGAAATCTCAAGTTCCGCTGGATGAGTGGGATGATGTAGTAAGTTCAATGAACCATACTTCAGGATTCCTGAAGTTTAGTGACTTGGTTATCGAATCTAATGACGAAGCATATCAAGGAGTATTCTCTGATTTTGATGGTAGCAGTGTGACTATTATTGCGGATGCAATTAGAGAAATTGATTTAAGTTGCTATCCAACATTTGACTTAGTTACCGAAAATTCCTTGAGTGGTTCTGGCCGTCCTCTTTCAGACAAAATTTACTTCGGTTCTAGAATCCTCACAGATTACTTTGAGTCATTTGGTAACAGAGTTCTTACAATTGATGATATTAGTACACAATTCAACAATACTCCAAGATCGACTAAGTTCTCTCTCATCAAGACTTTCAGTCTCGATCAAAAATTTAAGAGATTCCTGACTTACGTTGAGGATAAGAGATTTACTCAACAAAGACAGACTATGCTAGTTAATGTCTTACAAAATGGTACTGTTGCTACAATTAGTCAATATGGTAGAGTTGAGAGTTCTTATGATATGGGAAGTTTTGACGTTACCATTGCAGGAACAGATGCAAATCTTCTTTTCTATCCAACTAAATTCTCAGTTAACAACTATAACATCAGTTATCTGAGTATCGATATTGATAATGCTGTATCAGGCATCGGCTCCACTTCACTTGGCGATGTTGCAATAATCAATAGCGCAGTTGTTGATTCAATTAGTTCAGCAACTGATATTGTTTCAATTGCTACGACTTATAGAACATCTAAAGTTCTTGTAGAAATAAACTCAGACGATGGAATCCTTGAGCATGATGAATTGAATGTAATTCATGACGGAACTGATGTATCATTACTTGAATATGGACAATTAGTTACTAATTCTCAACCTTATGGTTCAACTGGACTTGGAACTTATGGTGCATCGATTAGTGGTGGTAATGTAAATATTCGTTTCACTCCTATCGCTGGTATTGCATGTACTGTAAACAGTGTTGCAATCTCCATTGCAAGCACCGAATCGACTGGAATAGGCAATACAATTCATATTGGAGATGGGACAACCACTGATATTGCTCATATAAGCAGTCATTCAGTAAGCATTGCATCTTCTACTTCTCCAGGAATTACAACTATTGCAACTATTGGTGAGGCTCTCCACGGAACATATAACGTTATTAGCATTGAAGATATTACTAATAACAGATATGAGATGATTGAAACTATCTCAACTCATGATAGTTCTAATGTTTACATGACTGAATATGGTAATGTAAGAACATCTGTTGGACTTGGTACTATCGGTGCTCAAGTCGTGAATGGTGAAGAGCACTTACATTTCACTCCTTTGCCAAATATCGACACTCAAGTTAAGGTATTCCAAGCAGGAGTCCACCTCGTTGATGCTGATGATGATAGTTTTGGCGAACTTGATTTGAATAATGCATCTCTTACTGCAGGATATGCCTTCTATGAAGGCACTGGTATTGATGTTAAGAGAGCATTTACTTTAAGGCATAAAGAAAGAGAAATCTTTAAGAGAGATTTTGATGGAAGTAGTTCTTCAGTTGTTGATATTAGTGACAACAGCATCATTATGGCTGAGCACTACTTTGTAACTGGTGAGGAACTTGTATATTCTTATGGTGATTTGGCAACTCCTGTTGCAGGACTTACAACAACCAAGTTCTATGCTGTTAAGATTGATGATAGAAAAATCAAACTGGCAACATCTGCAGAAAATGCACTCAATACTACACCAGTTGTTGTGGACATTACTGGAGTTGGTGTTGGTACAGATCATACACTGACTGCTAAGAATCAAAATACCAAGTGTATGATTCTCATTGACAACTACATTCAATCTCCAGTCGTAGATACTCCTATTACAACTGGACTTGCTGCAACCAGTTTCAGATCTAGTGATGTTCTTACCTTTGTAGGAGTTACTTCATTCTTCGGTGGTGACTTGATTAAGATTGATGATGAAATCATGAAAATCAACACCGTTGGATTCGGTACTACAAATGCAGTTCTTGTAGATCGTCCTTGGATGGGAACAGGTATTGCAACACATGCTATTGGAGCAACAGTTACCAAGATTGAAGGTAACTACAATATCGTTGACAACACACTTCACTTCATCGCCGCACCACAAGGCCCAACTCCTATTAGCAGCACTAGCAATCCACCAAATGAGAGGGATTGGACTGGAATTACGACATTCTCTACTTTCCAAGGTAGATCTTTCTTGAGATCTGCTGCAGTGAATTCTTCAAACGAGACATATACCTCTAACTATGTCTTTGACGATATTTCACAAGGATTTGATGCAACAACTAAGTCATTCACTCTGAAATCCGAAGGTTCTAATGCCGTTGGATTCAGTACAAATAATGGCGTCATCCTCATCAACGGTATTCTTCAGGGTGCAACTGGACAACTTGCTGTACCACAAGATTACAATCTTGAAGAAGGTAGCGGAATCACCACTATCACCTTTACTGGCACTGCAACTTCTGTCGCATACGATCCAAATAACGCAAATATTCCTGTTGGCGGAATGATTGCTGAGGTTGGTTCTACTGGTGGATTTGGTTATCAACCACTGGTTGCTGCAGGTGGTACCGCGATTGTTTCTTCTGCAGGAACTGTCACCTCTGTTAGCATCGGCAACTCTGGTTCTGGTTATCGTCCAGGAGCACAAACAGTCAATGTTGGTGTTACAACTGGTGGAACTGGACTTGGTTCTGTCGTGAATGTTGGTACTGCAGAAATCAGTGGCGGACACATCGTCAGTATTGCTATTACAAATGGCGGTTCTGGTTATCAGATTGGTTCAGAACCAACTGTTGTTATTGATGCTCCTCTTTCTTATAGCAACATTCCTCTCATCTATAGTTCTTCTTCTGCTTCTGGACTCGGTACAGCAGCAACTGTCGATATTGTAGTCGGACAAGGTTCTAGCGTAATTGACTTTGAACTGAGAAATCTTG